CCTTTGCCTGGAAACACGCTGGAATTTGCTCCATTCAATATGACATTCAGAGTAGATGAAGATATGACAAATTATCTTGAAATCTACAATTGGATGATTGGATTGGGTTTTCCTACGTCAACCGATCAAAGGAGATTGTTCATACAAACAAGTAATAATCAAGCTGAAGAATCTGATGCTACCCTGATTATTATGAGTAGTAAGTACAATCCTAATATTCGTGTTAAATTTCAGAGGATGTTTCCTGAATCTATTTCAGATCTCAGGTTTGATACAATGGCTACAGACATTGAATATCTTGAAGCGACGGTGACATTCCGATATACCCAGTACACCATCGAGTCTATATAGGTTGACATACGAGATATATTTAATTATAATAACTGCATTAACAATTACCATCTCATACTTCTTAGGTCTATATCTAGGTCTAAAAAGTAAATATGAGATGTGGTTGGTATTGAATGTTCGTAAAAAGAAGGATATGATACGTGAAATTAGAAGAAATTTTGTCCATGTGGAAGGAAGACGCTCAGGTAGACACAGTGGATCTAGATACCGAGAGTCTGAATATTCCAAATCTACACGCCAAATGGCTCAATATCCTTTCAAAAGAGCGGCTTAAACTTCGCAGTTTGAACCAAAAGAAAAAGAAGTTATCTAAGGTTCTCGCCGAGTACTACAGGGGTGATTTGAACAACCCCGAAGATTTGGCGGAAATCAATAGAGAACCGTATCTAAAAACTGTTCTGAAATCTGATATAAATTACTATGTCGATGCTGATTCAGATATGATAGATCTCAATCTTCGTATCTCTCTTCAGCAAGAAACTGTTGATGTTTTAGAAGAGATATTGAAAGCAGTAAATGGTAGAAACTGGATTATTAGAAACAGTATCGAGTGGCGCCGTCTCACAAACTTCGCCCAGTGATATCTTTGTAAAAGAACATAATGAAGTCTTTGTAAGACTTGATTGTGAAAGAGGTATTGCTCAAGAGATATACGAACATTTTTCTTTCTATGTTCCAGGATATCGCTTCATGCCAGCATACAAATCTCGTATGTGGAATGGCAAAATATATCTCTATAATCTGAATACCCAACAAATCTACAAAGGACTTCTAGAAGAAGTAAAGTCTTTCGCCAAGAATAGAAATTATTCTATTGATACACAAGACTCTGATGTATCTAATGAATTCTCCGCATTTGAGTGTGGTCAATTTGTAGAAAGACTAAAACTAAAGATAACTCCCAGAGACTATCAGATTGATGGTTTTGTACACGCCGTAAGAAATAATCGGTGTTTACTACTATCACCAACTGGTTCTGGTAAGTCTCTGATGATATACATGATATCTAGATTTTATCCCCATAAGAAACTCATTATTGTACCAACTATATCTCTAGTCCATCAAATGGCGAAAGATTTTGTTGACTACGGTAATAAATTAAATGTTCGTATGATTACCGGTACAACTAGTAAAGACTGGAAAGAAGATATTACAGATGATATTGTGATTACCACTTGGCAATCTGTATATAAAATGCCTAAGAATTGGTTTCAACACTTTGGTGTTGTTATTGGTGATGAAGCACATTTGTTTAAAGCCAAATCTCTTACTTCTATTCTAGAGAAACTTTCTCACTGTAGATATAGATTTGGTTTTACAGGAACATTAGATGGTTCTCAAACCCATCAATTAGTATTAGAAGGTCTATTTGGTCCAACCAAGTCTCTTGTAAAAACAAAAGATCTAATGGAGAATGATCAATTAGCAAAACTTCGTATTAAAATACTTGTATTGAAATATGATAAAGAAATTACAAAACAAGTATCCGAAATGAAGTATGCTGATGAGATGGACTTTATTGTTAGAAATCAAAAGAGAAATGAATTCATCAATAATTTAGCATTATCACTAGACGGCAATACTTTGATACTATTTCAATATGTAGAGAAACATGGAAAACAACTTTACGACATGATAAATAGTAAGGTTAAGAAAGGTCGTAAAGTTTTCTTTGTATTTGGTGGGACTGATGGTGAAACCCGTGAGTCTATTAGAGAGATTACTGAACGAGAAACGAATGCCATTATCATCGCATCGTATGGTACCTACTCCACAGGAATTAATATCAAAGCACTACACAATATCATATTTGCTAGCCCATCTAAAAGCAAGATAAGAAATTTACAGTCTATTGGTAGAGGTTTAAGAGTATCAGATAATAAAGATCAATGTACTTTATTTGATATAGGAGATGATTTGCAAAATGGTAAACGTGCTAACTATACACTTAAACATTTAGCCGAAAGAATAAAAATATATAATCAAGAAAAATTTAATTACAAACTTTACAAAATAAATCTGGAGAATTAAAATGGTGATATTGGAAGATGATAATGATTATGAAGATATATACCGATTATTAAAGATTACTACAGGTGAACTTGTAATAGGAAAAATTGTCGATACTGGTAATACTGGTAGTGGTATAATTTTGAAAGATCCAGTAACAGTCGAATGCACTGAAGATAATGTATTTTTTAATATATATTTAAATGGTCTTGCTAAGAATAGGAATTTCTTTTTTCCTGCATTACACATTATTGCAGTATCCTATGTTGATCAACTCATCAAAGAGTATTATGATAATTATTTAGAAAATACATTACTAGAAATACAAAATATTAAGAATAAACTTAAATTAGCTAATAATGATATAAAAATGAATAGTGATACTGATACTATTCATTGAAGGGTTACAATAGATAATATACACGATTGTCAACCCTCTGTCAATATTTTTTTTTAGTTGACAGACATCTTTTTTTATCTTATAATCTTATAATCTGTAGTAACATATTAGGAGAATTATATGCCTAAGAAAAAAGGTGATCATTATGTAGACAATAAAAAGTTTTTTGTTGAGATGATCAAATATAAAACAAAATGTGATGAAGCGATTAATCAAAATATAGAATTACCGAGACCTTCTGACTACATTGGTAGTTGTATAATGAAGATAGCATACAAGTTATCAAACAAACCTAATTTTATAAATTATCCATTCAAAGAAGATATGATAGCAGATGGTATAGAAAATTGTATAACTTATATTAAAAACTTTGATCCAGAAAAATCTAACAATCCATTTGCCTATTTTACTCAAATAATTTATTATGCTTTTCTTCGTAGAATTGAAAAAGAAAAGAAAATTCTTTATACCAAATATAAATCTACAGAATTATTTAATATTCAAAACGCATTAAGTCCAGAAGACGGCGAGTATATTAAATCTAGCGAAGGTGCAACAGAAAACACTAATATCTTTATCCGTGAATTTGAAGAAAAGAGATTCAATAAGTGAAAGTAGCTCTCGTAACCGATACTCATTGGGGTTGTCGTAATGACAGCCAAATATTCGCAAAATATTTTTCTAAGTTTTGGAAAAATATTTTCTTTCCATATCTAGACGAACATAAGATTGATCATGTAATTCATCTAGGTGACATTGTAGATAGACGTAAGTATATTAACTTTCTATCTGCCAATAATCTTAAAAACGATTTCATTTATCCTTTAATGGAAAGAAATATCAATTTCTGGTGTCTGATTGGTAATCATGATATCTTTTATAGAAATAGTCTAGAGATTAATGCATTAGATCAGTTGTATGATAATAGTTCTTTAATCAATTTAGTTAAGAAACCTACAGAATTACAACTTGGCAATTGTGATATTCTTTTAATGCCATGGATATGTTCTGAAAATTGGAATCAATGTTGGGATGCTATAAAGAATAGTAAGAGTCAAGTGATGATGGGTCATCTTGAATTGAATGGTTTCGAGATGCATCGTGGCGCTGTGTGCGATACAGGATTTGATCCAGAAGAGTTTCAAAAGTTTGATTTAGTATTGTCGGGTCATTTTCATCACAAATCTTCTTATGGAAACATTCACTATCTCGGCTGTCCATATGAGATTACATGGAGTGATTATAATGATCGAAAAGGATTTCATATCTTTGATACAGAGACAAGAGAACTAGAATTCATTCAAAATCCATACTCAATGTTTTATCGTTTCGAATATGATGACGTAGATATGAATATTGAAAAAATAGTTGAAGAGATTGATTATGCTGGTTATAATGAAACATATATGAAGGTCATTGTCAAGAATAAGACTAATCCTTATATGTT